ACTAATGCCATATTGCGTCATTAACGACTTCATTTCTTTCGTGGGTTCACCCATTCGTTGCATTACTGTCTTGAGTGAAGTTCCTGCATCAGACCCCGAAGCAAACGCTGTAGCCGTTCCCGCAATAATGGTGTTAAAATCTCCTAATTCCATTCCCATCTGAGAAACCACCCCGCCCGCCGCCGATAATGCTAATTTATAATCATTTAGACTGAATTTAGTGGCTGTTGTTACCCCGACAATACCGTCAAAGGCTAATTGTAAATCATCGGCTTTTAACTTGAATAAATCCATCGAACTCGTTGCAACTTCCGCCGCTAATCCAAAATTATTTCCTGTGGCATTAGCGAGAGCCACCGTACTCGCCGCTAACCCACCAAAGATTGCGTCTAAACTAGCCCCGTTCCCCGCTAACATTTCAATCGCTTCCGCCGCCTGAGTTGTATTCACGACAAGATTAGGGTCAAGTGCTAAATCAAATATCAATTGTTTAAGTGGCATTACGTCATCTTTGGTTTTACCCATTTTAGCCGCAATAGACGCTAATTGAGCGTCTAAACTTACCGCCCCCGCTATTCCCGCCGTAAATGCCCCTGTCATCTCCCCAATACCCGTTGTAACGGCTGACGCAAGCGTTGTGACGGCTGAGGTCATTAAATTACCAATCAACACGTTAAACGCCCCGCCCATCGAGGCCGCACTAGAATCCGTAAAACTCTGAGCGTTTCGTAACCCCGCTTTTAACTGCTCATCATCAGCTATCAAATAAACAACAGCATCACCAAATGATATAGGCATTTGTAACATCCTTAAAATATACCATTTTCATCATTTACCCTATTGACAAATAATGATAACTATGGTATAATGTATACATCAAAGTAAATCAATTAACTCATTCAACAAGGAAAAACACTTATGAAACTCTCTAAAAAATACGCTAAATTTCTTTCTGAATTACTCAAGGCTTACGACTCCAACGAGCCAATGAATTTCATTCAAATGAACCAAACCTCAATCAGTACCAAAAAAGAGATTGATGAATTGAGTAAATTAGGGTTAGTGAGAGTAAACGCTTACCGCACAGGATTTAGAATTGGGGTTTCAGGGTGGCAATATCTTTACGAGAACAAATTAGTTGAGTATGACAAAATGCCACAAACGGCAAAAGATAAAATTAACCAATAACTTGAGTGAGATAAACACAAAAACCCTACCCTGTAATTTAGGGTAGGGTTTTTGTTATACACCGAAGGCAGCCCACGATTCATCATCATTTACGGCATTTTCGTCAATATCGGACGGGGTTGAGGTATCATTTTTCTTTCCGCCCATTAGTTCACCTAATAGATTGATAGTGAGCGTTGCTTGTTGTTTCATTTCCCACAATGTTCTACGTTGGTACGCTTGAGTGAGTTCGATTTGAGCGATTAAACTGAGATTGTCCCATTGCTCAAAAGACAAACCCATCGCTAAACTTAACTCAAAAAAATCTATGTCGTGGCGAAGCCACTCTTCGCCAACGACAGCAACTTTCCGAAAGGGTACGATTTACGGGCGCAAATAATGAACGCATCCGTTAATTCCTCATCGTTACTTTCTTCCATCAATCTTTCACGGTCTGCATTTATTTCAGGACTGTATTCAAATAGCAATTCCCGAATAATTTCAGGGGCTTTCGTTGCCATATTGAAAACTTCCTCAAAAATCTTTGTGGTATTATCTACCTTAACGGGGGGTGTTTCTCCCTCTTGAATAACTTCACTCTCATCTGTTTTACCCACATTGGTAATATCGGTTAAAGTTTGACGTACTTTCTCACGCCATTTATCCGCCTTATTGGGTGATAAACTTTTTATTTCAAACGTTTTTCCTGCAAGAATTATTTGGGTCATGACAATACGTCCTTCGTGTTCCGCCACATACGGAATAGTTGTTTACCTTCGGGTTGTTCTAAGTCAAAAAGTCCTTTAATTTCAAGGGCGATACCGATTTGTTCGTCTCGCTTTAACATTAACTCAGAACCGTTCAGAGCCATACCTTTGAAACAAATACGGGCAGGACGGCGAGTGCCTCTGTCATTCCAACCCGCCTCAATGCCCCACAAATAATCTTGAGTAGCACTTGACCCGCCCCCTTCCAATAATTCATAGCCTGGAACGGTGGTGGTGGGGTCAACGTCCAAATAGCGACCACCCCACACGAGTTGTAAATTTTTAAGAGTGAATGAGTTGAGTTTTGTGCTAACAGTTAATTTTTGATTAACAATCTCAAAACCCACTTCGGCCATTGCACGGTCATCTAATTTTTCTTTGAGAGTATTTTCTAACTTCACTGAAATACCACCCTCAGTCCCTCCAGGACTCTCCCAACCGTCAGGCCACATTCCCCCATAAGGCAAAGCAGGGGTCGGGTAAGCTGTTCCAGGTTGTGCAAGATATATTACACCGTGCGTTAAAGTAATTGTATATGGTTGTATCTTAGCCATTTTGTAATATCTCCCTTAACTGTAATACACCCCGATAGATAATCCTGTCGCATTTGTTGCGTCAAACCACATATACTGAGAGCCGATTTGATTATAATTCGTACTCAACCCCCCTAAAATAATACGGTCTGAGGCGGGAACTGTCACAACTTTGTCAGCCACTTCATTACCGTCAACTTTACCAGGATGGATTATCGTTACATCTTTCGCCACAGTAGTTTGATTGTCTAACTCAACTAACACCGCCCCATTATTAGGGACACTAACCCCGTCAACAGTGAAAGTACTTAATACGGGTTTTAAGCCATTCGGGTCAATAAATTGCAAATTCAACACACTTCTCATAATTTAATCTCCTTTAACAAATAAGCCTGCAATGTTTTTACTAGATGGCCGATGGGGTTTACCCACCGCTTTACTCTTATGATGTATCGCCCAACAGTCCCAATTCACAAAACAGGTTTCTAAACCGTGTTGGGCGAATATGAGTTCTGTGTTACGACTCCATACAACATCTTCGGTGGACGATTTAACCGTTTGGGTATTGTCAGTCCACTCATAATAGAAATAGGGTGGCGTGAGTTTGATGATACGCCCATCTTTAAGGGTGAACCCTGTAAAAATTCTCATATCAATCGCCACTAATCCTGTTGCTAAAGCCGCTACAGGCTGTATCCCCACTAAATCTATCGATTCCTCTCGCTCATATTTCTTGAGTTGATAATTGGGATTGGGGTCGTTTGTCTGCATTGCCCCCCAACGAAAAACCATTACTTCCTCTAAAGGCGGTGCGCTACAATATGGGACGGCAATTACTGTCGGGGCTTCGTCCCACCGTTCTAACATAAAATTCAGTGAACTTTCCCAAAATGTTACTTTTGGGTTAATGATGTCAGCCCCCATATCATCATCAGTCATAATTAAAATATCGATACCGTTCTGAATTGCCGTCTGTACCGCCCGATTACGACTCATAGTAATCGGGGTGTCAGCAATGTAATAACTCCCTAACGACGCTATCCTTCGGTCATTAGCACAAACTAACTCCATTTCAGCCGCCCACCGACTTACGTCAGGATGGTCGCCTTTCATTGGAAAATGAGCCTTCATTACTTTTAATTTATTCATTGTTCTCAAAAATGATAGTGTAATATGCTAAAGCATAGTGCCACAATAGGTTATTATTAGTTTCGGTTCGTTGAATTGAGGGTTGTTCTAAACGAGCGGATAGAAACGCTTTGTCCTCATTGTTGAGGATGTCCGCTAAAAGAATATCAGCGTCAATGATATGAGTGAGTGAACTCCCATAAATCTTGAATTGGCATTTAACGGTGAGGGTGGTTGAACTATCATTTTGTTTCCCCCCTCGTGTCTCAAAAGTGATAGCAACCCCATCGGTAGGTTTGTAATCTTTAGGTAAACTGTCAGTAGCGTAAACATTATTGAATTGAGTGAGTAAAAAATCTCGTAATTTCTTGCGCCAATTTACCATTGTTCAACCACTTTTCCTAAAAACTGTTCACCCATCTCAAGTGCGCTGTATAAGAAATGGTCAGCTATCTCATTGTGAGCCGTGTAATCCGCCGCAATACCCACTAAAGCGTCATTCCCCTCTAAATCCGCCATACCGTTCACCCGATGAAATGACATATAACCCGTTTTAGATGACCGATAAAACCCCGATGGGGTGACTGACCCGTAAGTGTTTGTTTCTTGAGTGACTATATAAATTGTCTCTCGCATAACCCCACTATCAATTCGACCCACCGATTCAATGTTTTGACGAGTTTGTTCAGCAATCGCCTGCGCCAATCCCCCAATGTTGAGGGCTTTATGGGCTTTTTGGATAACACCGTCAATATTGAATTTATTGCCCATACGGTTTTCCTCTTAAGTAAGGGGCGTAATAAGGGATAGTGTTAGGTAGGGTTCTTTGTGGTACATTTAACGTAAACAATGACAAATTTGGTGCTGTACGCGGGTCAGGTGTAAAATTTACAAGTTTAGTATAACGATGCTCGTCCCATCGTTTAGCGTTACTCATAATTATCTGATTTGGCGATGTACTATAGCCAATAAGCGTGTTATCGGATATGTAATTTGATGTCGCATACGCTGTATTAGTGTCATCATTGCCGTCAACCCATGACGCACCATCTAATGCAATCGCCACCCTACCCGTTGAAGATGTTGAACGCACGTAAGTCACATAAAGATGATACCATTTATTCAAAGATAACGCGGTATTTATTGTAGCAGTAGTTGGGTTAATCGAATTTGATTTGTTAAGCGATGCGACAATAGCTGATGAAGTGATATAAAAATAAAAATAAGCAGGATTGGGGGTTATCCAATAGAGGTAATTCAAATAATAAGTTCCAATTATAGGAGTTATCAAATATATCCAACACTCAAAAGAGAATCCAGGGTCAGATGTCACGCCAAAGATTCGTAAATCCCAATCACAATATCCATCGTTGTTAATTAACCCTCTGTTATTTAATTTAATACCTTGATTGGTATAAGTCATTTCACCCGTAAAAGGGTGAAAATCAGTCGTGTACCAAACGGGAAGGATTTCATTGGGTTTAATAGAGCGAGGCATATTTTTTCCAAAATCCAATTCCCATAACAATGAGTAAGCCATTATACGTACACTCCCCATCGGGGTATCATCGTAATTATGTGGTCGGCGGCGGTGGTACTAAAGGCTTGATTCGTACCATTATAAACAACAGGCTGAACGTAACGCGCTATGGGGTAAATAGGCAATGTAATATAAAGCGTAGTTGTTACGGCATCACAAGCAATAAAGCCCAACTGAGTGAATTGAGGGGATTTTGCTAATAATGTAGCCCCTGCAATTGAGGTAGCGACCTCAGTATAACCGCCACTTCCCGTCCCTGTTAAGGCATTAGCCCATACTAAATAGAGATTAACAAAAGTTCCTGCGTTTGGGGCAACGGCGAATTTCCACGTAAAATGAAGTGCCATCTCACGAGGATAGCCCCCATTACTCCACAAATCGGCTCTTGCTCCAATACAGGCGGTGGCAGCCGCTAATGACGTTAAGTTCGCCATTCCATACGTACCGCCTGACGGTTTCCACGTTACGTTAGTCCCTTCTACGATTACCTCTTTACTCATACTATTTCCTCCCCCGTTACTAGTTGCTGTCTTGCAAAAATAATATCCATCTCAGATACCGCCCCAATACCCTCAACATCTAACACACTGCGCCTATTCATCTTGAGTGCCGTCAGCCCCGCCTTGTGAGCGTCAGTCAAAAAGGGGAAATAAACCATCATAACCAATAGCCCGTTAAAGGTGCTTAACGCTACATTACCCCATATTGCATTTCTGAAATTCTTTATTTCAAATAATACGGCTTTAAGTTGTTCAGGGGTGGCTTCATTTTGATACATCATTTCTACAGGATAGTTAAGAAAATTGGTACTTAAAAATCTATCAATCTCATTAACGGGAATATCGCCCTCTTGAGTTAAGGCGGTTAATTGAGTGACTAACTCTATGGGTGGTATATCGTTATACTCAGGATGTGCTAATAAAAAATCTGCTAATTTTTGAATCGTGGGTGTCATTTTGTTACCTTAATTACTTGAATTACAATACCTGTCGACCCCTTGATGGGAGTTCCTGAAATGTTAAATAAAATGGGGTCAATCGGTTGTCCATAACGATGAGTTAATAAAATTTGGTCTAACCCTGAAATTTCAGTATCAATAGATAATCGGATTTCGGCACTCATTGTTGATACTTCGGTGTTACCCATAGTTTCGCCCACCGATTTAGGCTTAAAGCCACAGGCAACACCTACTATATCGGCAAACCCGTCCTCTTTATAACCGTAATTATCCTGTATGCCGTGTGTGTATTTTTTAATCGTAACAGTATCGTGGAGAGATGTCTGTTGAATGGAACGCAGTGCGGCTAAATCGGTGTCGGACAATATGGGCATTTTAGGAGAGGTCTAGTTCGTAATAATAACTTGATAGTCTTTAACGGTTACTTTAGGGATTGATTTAACAATATGTCCTTTAGCTTTACTGAGACAACTTGTCCGTTGCTCTAAATATTGTTTATGTAATTGACTTTTGTTAAATGTTCCCCCATCGGCACTAAAATCAAAGGCCATCACAGTAGCGGCTTTTTCAAGCCAAATGTCGGCAGCAACAGCATAAACATCATTGTTATTTTCCGTTAAGAGTTCAGTTAAAATCTCATCGGTGTAAATTTCTGATGATTGCTCATTGACTAATCGCCTTAATTTGGCAAGGTTACTCATTCAGCCGCCTTACGTCCACGTTTTTTCTTTTGAGGAATTTCTTCGTTATCAATTTCAAATTCCAATTCCAACGGCTCACTCTCAATTACATCATCATCAATTACAGGAGGTGTTGTAATTTCTTGAATACGGACGGTTTTAGATTGTGTCGTTAACACAATAGAGTCAGGATATTGCTCTAATACCCGTTTATACGTGGACTCTGTGATATTTAACACATTCCCATTTCGGCGTAATTTGTTATTTATCATTATCGGGGTTTCATTAACCACACGAATTTGTACCATTTTGTTACCTTTCCCTCTGAGAGTGAGGTAATGTTAATCATTACCTCACTCTCAATTAACTACGCAGTAATTTTGAAATAGCTGACTTTCTCAGGAACGGGGGCAGCGATAGCATTGTACTCTACCACAAACCATTCTTGACTATCAATTAACAACCCTTGAGCGTCTCGCTTCATTTGAGGCCCCTTAAGTTGCATTGGTTTGAACACGGAGTACAAAACCGCTTCCCGATTACCGACTAAGCCGTAACTGTCCGCCACTAAAGGACTTTGGAACACCTCAAGACCTTTGAAACGACCCACATTTCCTTCGGGAGTTAAAAAGCCATCTGCCCTCATACCCGCCGCAGTAAATGACGGTGAATTGGATAAACGGTCACAGTTTGATAAACTCAGTAACAAAAAGTCGGGCTTGTAAAATCTATCACCCACCAAAGTTTTCGCCGTCCCAATCAAGTTAGTCAACGCCACTAAATCACCCACACCACTATTCCACGAACCTGCATTGTTGTTACGAACAGATAAAGCGGCACTCGTTGCTTCGGCAAATAACGCCCCATCAATCTTATTACGAATATCTAACACCAATGCCTCTAAGGTTCGTTTCAAGATATTATCATTTGCTAACGCTTGAGTGAACAGGATTGATTCGTCTGTGAGTAACGTTGCTAATCGGACGGCAGTGGCGGTCATTGTAATCGGGGTTTGGGTTAAACCCGCCCCTTGAATACCCATACCCTCACCCTGTCTAATCGCCTCATAAACGTAATCTATCGCTAATACATCAGTGGGGACAATATCTCCCCCTGTAACGGCCATAATTGTCCCATCGGTATATTTCACGATGTAATCATCGCCTTCAATTAAGGTGGTTACACCTTTTGTTACGACCACACTACCAAATGTAATTTGTGCGCCCACTAATTTTACAGGTTTTTCTAAGGATACGATGGTTACGGCTTCATTAATGATAGTGACGGTTTTACCTGTATCACCTTTGAAATAACTGTAATAACGTCTTTCAATGGGGGCGGACATCATATCGGTAGCGAACATTCCCGTTGCAATCAAATCAGGGACGGCTTGAGCGATAACGCCTATCATCAATGAGTACGGTAAATTCAAGTCAGCCGTTGTAACGGTATCGCTAAAGCGTTGATATTCGTTAATCAAGTTTCGCTTAATCTCACTGTTATTTAGAGCGTGGTCAAGATAACGGGCAGCAAAGGCTTCGTTGGCATTTTTCGGTTTGGTCATTTCCCATCGTTTACCGACAGAGGTGCGTTGCATACGGTCAATGAGTAACGTGGCGGGGCGCATAAATTCAGGGTGTCCTGTTTCGTTCTCAAATACGGAACTAACGGCGATTTGACTTTTAACAACCGCCCCTTGATTGACTTTTGCGGTATCAACCATCACTTTCTCGAACATCTTGATTTGATTGACTACTAAAGCGGTTGCTTGTTCGGGACTGACGGGATTTAGAGTAAATACAGAATCTCTGATACCTTGTTTGGTTACGACCTCAAATTTAGTTTTGTTTAACTCTAAATCAATCGCCTTGTTGATAGCATCGGTCAATTTGATTTTATCCGCTTCCGCCGCCTTTCTTTTATGGTCAGTTAATGAACTGAGTAAATCATCCGTCTCACTTAACCCTAAAGCGTCACGTAATGCTTTTTGTTCCTGCGCCACAATAGAGGCAATTTTTTGTTGATGTGCCTCTTGTTCTCTGCGGATTGCCTCTTGTTCGGCATCAGCAATTCTTTGAGCCGCATCTTGTTCTCTGCGGATTGCCTCTTGTTGCGCCTCATACTCTGCTACGATTTTATTGTATAAAGCGGGCATTTTAGTTTGAATACTCTCAACGTTATCATCAACAGGAGTTTGTACAGTTGTCATAATTTGTTTACTCTCCAAAGTTTGTACCCGCCCGTTGGCATCGGCGGGATTAAGTACGAAATCAAAACCTTCTAAATGCAATTCAGTCACTTGATAAGCAATATCGTTCATCATATCGATGGGTTCTACCACCCCATACGCTCTCATTGAAATTCCTACCCGCAAACCCATCGCTATAAGATTCTCAATTTGTTTCCCTTTGTCGGGTGATAGTAACCCCGCCAATTCTACAATGTTGCCATTTAACGCAATACTCGTCCAATTAACGGCAACGTCCTCTAATTCTGCCTCATACTCAGGGTGGTCAATTTGTCCTGTCAATGAACCACCCGCCGCAAATTTGGCAATCATCTCGTCAATTGCGGCACGTAATACGGGTGTTGGATAAATACGCCGATTGGCATTGATGGTGTTTCCCGTAGTCCCAATTCCTGTAATGCGGCGTGGAGTAAGACCATTCCCTGCGGCATCTTTAAGTTTGGGCGAATCGACATTGAGCTTAACGCCATCTAGCGGCTCAATTATTTTTATAAGTTGTCCCATAATGTTACCAAAAAAAACGGGCATAGATTGAAGTAATTCACGCTATGCCCGTTGAGGAGGAACACCTCCCGATAGGTTTCTATTTATTTTTTATATAATACCACATTACTCAGATAATCACAAAATCCTTTTAAGTTCTTTACATTTTCCCCTCAATTCTTTCAAAGTCAAATCTCCACGAATGGAATTATTTAGAATCCAATCGTAAATGATTGTTTCATCGTGGGTCATTCGGATATACCCTTGCTTTTTTAATTCAGGGTCAATGACTTTAATAATATGGATTAACAATCGTCTTACGGTAATCCATACTTGAGGGCTTGTACTATCGTTCATTGTGTAACCGTATCTTTTGCTCCCAATAGACCCTGTAAGATAATGGCATTAACCATTTCTTCATCATTGAACTTGATTTCGAGGGTTAAGTGAGGCGGCCATAAATTTTTAGCTAATAGTTGTTTTTCTATGAGTGGAGTGATTAAACTGTCAATGACCCATCTCCGTCCTGCCCTGACACGCATATAATACTGAGTGAGTTTGAACGGTAATCCACTATCAGATAAACTACCGCCTCCAGGCAGATAATCAAATAACACTGTCGGCGCAGGACTTGCCGCTAACATCGCCCTAACGTGCAACTCCACGTCATCTAACGCCCCAATACCACCCCCCGTATTTAAGACCTCTACTCCCGCCCCCGCCCCACCTGTTACAAAATACTGCGCCACTGCCTCATAAGGATTTTCGATTGACATTTGATTTAAGGATTGATATTCTTGAATTTCTTGTAACGAATATCCTGTTAAGTGGTGAACCAATGTTTTTTGAGCGTAAAATAGGCGGTTCATTGAAACATTTTGTTCAGCACGTCCTAATTTCTCAGCGGCATCAATTGCTGCCGCAAACGTAGGAGTACCATACCGACTTTTTTTTAAGTGATTATTACGAAGGTGTATCATTTGCCATAAAGGAAACCATACCACTTCGGAGTCTTTGGGGGTATCGCCGTAATAATTATCGCTATAAAAGAACATTTTGGCGGGGTCGTAGGGAACGTCATTATCGTTGGTGTGACGGTACATATACAGTTGGGCTTTTGAGGATAAGGCAACTATATCGCCTTCGCTGTTATAAGATACTTCGAGAAATACGTCACCATTTACGAAACAGTCTATTAAAGGGATATTTAACTCACTGTTGAGATTTAAGCGTTTAATCATATCATCAATGATTTGTTGAGCCTTCTCTTTATTCTCACTCAAGACCGCATCCGTCACCGTTACCGTAAATCCCGTCCCCATCAAATCTGACGCATACATCTGTATCGGCTCTGCCACTCTCGCATCACGAGCATATAACTCCCGACAAGACCGTATGGTCGTTATCCGATTTCTAATCTCCCTGTCCTGTAACAAGCCTTTAGACATCTTATTTTGCGGTAAGTCTAACGTTGATGTTACATCTTGTTTGGTATAATATTTCTTAAATAGATTGGCTAATGATTGGAGTATACCCATAAATAGCATTATACTCAGTAATTCTAATTTCAGCCAATAATGTAATACAAATAAAAAGAGCCTTCGTAATGAAGGCTCTACTCACTCAATTTATCTTACTCCCACAGGTCGCTTTGATTAAAGCTATCGTAATCTAAGTCTAAATCGTCATCGTCAAGGGCATACCCCACTTCTAATTCAAGTTGAGTTTCTGCGGCCATTTTCTCAAGGGTAACGATACATTGCTCATACGTTACCCCTAACGGTATTACTTCGCCTTCTGCCTTAAAAGTTACAATCCCCTCAACTATTTTAAGGGTGAAGTTGTTGTAATAAAGGTCAGGGTAGTTTTGTTTTAATTTGTTCCTTAATTGTTCTAACATTTTATAACCCCCACAATTCTTTCGTAGCAGTTTTGTAAGCAGTTTCAATCATTTGAGCCTTCAAGACCGCCACATCTTGACTAATTAACTGCTGTAACATCGGTATACTAATCCCTACCGTGATTTTGGAACTTTGAATGACCGTCCCATCGCTCACTGTGATGAACCCCTGAACTTCGGTGGCAGTCACGAGAGCCATTTCTACTGTTGCCGTCTCATCTAATTGCACTAACAATGTGTTGATTACTTTATCATAAACGTTTTGAATGATTTTATCGAATGTCATTTTTTAATTCCTCTAATTGATTTGATGATACCATTATACCATACTTATCTCAATTTGTCAATAAGGAATATCTAATTTATCCAAACTTTAAGATTATTCTAATTTATATCAGTATCATTATTTGTCAATAGGGGTAAAGTATGGTATAATGGGATTATCAAAGAACAGAGGTAATTGAAATGGCATTTAACTCATATCGTAAGGCTTATAATTACAATTTGGTGAAGGCAACCCCATTAACTCAGTTAATGGGTTATGAGGTGGGATTAACAATATATCAAGAAATTGTGGGTGAGGTGTTGCGATTAGTGAGAGGTAACGTATTTGTACAAAGTGATGAAATCGGTAAAAAAGTGAAACGGGAAATGGTTCGCTTTGAACAATATCTAATTACTCAACTCACTATAAATGCAGAATATGAATTTATGACCACTTATGAGATTAGGTATTGACAAACTAAAATAGTTATGTTATAATGATTTATGATAGTAAGCGAGTAACTTCGTTGAGGGTTAAGGCTAATAACCGCCTCGCAGTAATGACGAGTAACTTCGTTGAGGACAGGGCTAAGAACCACCTTACTATCATTAAGCGGACGTGGCGGAATTGGCATACGCGAGTGGCTTAGACCCACTATTTTGCAGGTTCGAGTCCTGCCGTCCGTACTGAGGGTGAGAGGCAGATATGGCTTTACTGAGAACTGCGGATTAACGAGAGTTGAAAACAGAATTTCACAACTTCCCCGTCTAACTCACTTAACCTTTGGACGGACATATCTATCATTCCATCAAACACTTTACTGTTAAACCCACTCAGTAATTGCCCCACAGCCCCGTCAGTCCATTCTACTCTCACGAAGGCAGTTGAGGATTGTACTTTGAATTTACCGCCGTATTCCTTGAGGGCTTGACGGATTAACTTCGCCCCTTCAACGGGGAATATCAGGCGTGATGGGATATTTTTAATGTCATCTTGTTCGATAATAGTTGGTAACTTCATAATGTTATCATTCACTCAACTACTCGAATAATTCGAGTAGTTGAGTGAATTTGTTTGATTATAATTCCATTCGATAAGAGTGAATTGATTCCATTGTATCTAAATTTTCAACGGTTACGATATTCTTGCAACCCGCACATTTCCCATTGTTCAGAAAAAATCAATGTAACCAAACATTGATTTTATCCAAACTTTAAGGTTATTTAGTTTGAGTTAAGAGTTATATTCAATATGGGGGAAATAGACTACCCACCCCATTCCTAAATTATCCCATCGGGACTGTTCAAATTCTTGAGTGAGCGAAGAGTCAAGGGTGATAATTTTGGCTGTTGCAACGGCCACGTTATCAAACCCAATACAATGCGCCCCAAACCTCCACCGTCCTGAGTAACTAAACGGCTCATACCCCGCCAATTCAATCGTTTATCTATAGGTATTTACCCCATTTGTTGTCATAACACAATAATCTCATTTTGTCAACTCATTGACAAAGTAATTTATCTATGGTATGATATGACAAAGTGAGGTGGTAATATGGTAGAATATGACTTAATTAAGAAATTAGCAGATGATGGGTTGACGGATACGCAGATTGGTGAAGTGGTTGGGTTGACGGGGAAAGAGGTCGCTGCTCAATTGAGAGAAAATGGCTATTCGCTGACGGCTACGTTTGAGCAACGGGTGGCGATGAATAACGCGGGGTTTTCGATTTCAGAGATAGCCGATAGATTAAGAGTTAATCGGCAAGTTGTTCACGCTCAATTTAAGAGCCGTAAACAACCAATTATGAAATATCATTATCGTAACAGATTACCGTTACCCCCCAAAGAAACGTTACTCAGTGACTATGCCAACGGACTGAGTATTATGGCAATTGCCAAAAAATACAAAGTGTGTGGTTACACTCGATTACAACAACAATTCGCTGAGTGGAGCGTAGATACCACCGTTCACCGAAAAGGTGGTCGTAAGAAAAAAGCCTAACAAAAAAGACAGTCAATTGACTGTCTTTTTAAGTTAATTAAAGATGGGTTTAGGATGATATTTTGAAACAATCACTTGAATGATGGGTTTGGGTGTTGGTTCGTGGGCGGCGGCTAATGCTAATGCCCACGCCCAAAATTTATCGGCGTGATGTTTCTCAGTTTTATTGGTGTCAAACACTAAATTTTTACTTGCTGTAACAATGCGTTTAATGGAGTTGATTTGATAAGCTAATTCACGGTCTGTCGGTAGTGGCGTTTTATGTTGAGAAATGAGCATTTTGGCGTTTGTTGCCCATAAAGCCTTACTTGCATTTGAGAACAATACCCCTTCGGCCTTGTAAGGGAACGCCTTCCCTAATTTCTCCGCTAAATTCATGCCTAATCCGTTTCTATCAATAAAGAGTTTAACGATAGGTAACTTAGAAAGGGCATAACTTACAATGTCATATTGGTCATCAAAATCAACGTTGTCTAAACTAATCATTAACCGTAATGGATATGAGCTATCAACGGTTAAACCAATAAGAAAGAGTTCAGTCGTATTACGAGTTCGTCCAATGTCAAGACCTGCGGCAAAACTAATTTCTAAATGGTTTTTTAATAATTCGTCAATCGCCTCATACGCCGCAGTGGTATTTTTGTTAACGCAATCGGCTTTGAAACAAATGAGGTTATCGCTTGAAACGGTTCTAATCTCAGTAAATGAAATGAGACTTGTGGATTTATCGGTGAACGAACATTCAAATTCTTGTTGAAATGATTCAATCGCCACATTTTGAAAAATTGACTTTAAGCGGTCATTACCAAATCTCTCAACTCTTTCATCGGTGGGTAGAGTATGAGCAATTTTAATCGCCTCTTTCACATTGAGGCACATTCCAAACGTATGCCACCACGGGGTCTCTTTGCGTGAATACCCTGAGTAAGGTTGCAGTGTCTCAGTGAAGATTTCCCAAAACACCCCACTTGCCCCAAAAGGACTTGACCCAATGCGAACCCGTCCCCCCTTAGAAACAACAGGTAATGACGCAGTGTAAATATCAAGGTCACTCTGAACGTGAGCAAATTCGTCAAGGTAAACGTTAAAGCGAGCTTTACCACGAGGGGCTTTAGACGGCAGACTTATCAATCTAGCCCCATTGTCATACTCTAACCCTAATTGATTATTCACCACCAATTGCGGTAAACCCGATAACCGTAATCTCAAGTTATTCTCAATTTGACGAGCGTAACGGATTTTTTCAATCGCTTCGTTGTAATTGATAGACACAAAGAAACTTGACTGACCTTCTAAGAACGCATCGGCAACAGCTTCCGCCGATGCGGTGAAACTCCACGATACTTGACGGGATTTATTTTCAATTCTGAATTTTCCATCGTAACAGAAATGTTCAATTTGAAAATGTTCCCATCGTGCCGTCTCAACTCCCGAAGCGGCGGGTAAATCTAAATTGTCTAACAAAAATTGCGCCCGTTTAGTCAATTTCATCAAATATCGTTAACGCCTCTTTCACTTGTAATGCCGCTTTATTTTGTCGTTCTGTCCATTCACTGAGACTCATTGTGACAACTTCAACGGGTTTGGTGTTCTCAAGTTCTAATTTTTCATTATAGCCCCGATTACGACCAATGGTTTTGAGCATAAACGTAATCGCCCATGGTTGACCTTTCTGAACCGCAGCGATTAAATTTAACTCTGCTACGTCCAATACCTGTCCTCTCGCCGCATCGACTATTGCCTGTGCTTCAGGGTAATCTCTCAAGTAATGAAACATTGTGACGTGAGAGATTTTGAGATTTTTGGCCGCTAAATACACCCCACCACGACAACGCTCTAATTCAGCGAGTATTACAGGTAATGGAATTTTCTTTTTTCGATTGCGTTTTTTCTTTTCCATATAACAAATTGTACTCATAACAATCAACAGTGTCAATTTGTTATATGGATTAGATTATCTTATAATGACTGAACGGAGATACTATGAATTACTATTGCCCTTATTGCTCAAATTACACGCCTATCACCACCCCTATTCTTGCAGGTGGTTTATCAATGACTTGTATCCATTGCAAAAACGAAGTGATGATTTTGTTACATCCTGTCAACAGTGAGTTTTTCGGATTAACAGACCGATTAAAGAAAATTTTGTTACAAGACGGAATTACTACGTTAACTCAATTATTGGAACAAAAAGATACTCTAACCTCAATTAAAGGGATTGGTGAAAAGAGTCTCACTGAGATTGATAATTTTTTTGAAAGTATGGGTATTGAAAAAACACCATCACTATTCGAAGGGTTTCTCAACAGTGGTGATGTTTTAGTTATCTGTGGTAATACAAGGATTGATACGGGGATTAAATTAATGAGGGCGGCGGTGTTAGCGGAATCATTTTTGGGTTTTCTCTGCACTAAGCAAAATGAAGTATTTTACATTACAGATGATAAAACCCCATTGTTGAATTATTCTTTTAATGAGAGTGAGATAACTCAAATGAATGAGCATTTGATATTACTTGACGGAATATCCGATGACAGTATTAGTAAATTTTTAGCACTTTTAAGTCGTCCCATCAATCTCATTTGTCTTGACATCAACGGTTTTGTAGAGAATCAAAAACACCTACTGTCTAATCTCAAGACAGAATGTCTCAAGTTCAGAACAGTAGGTGTTATTATCATCAATACTCCCTCTGCGTGGTTGATTGATAATGCAAACTCTGTTATCTTTTGTGAAGATACAGAACTTAAATTATATAAAGATAATCAACTTACAGTATTTTCCAACGGTGAAACTGTGGAGTAAAGAGGCATTTTTCCCATAAATCTTTGCGCTCATAGTAAGTATTTAAGCCTTCAACCGTAAAATGCCCTGTTGCCCAAAACAGTTCGTCAATCGGTGTTATCCAATGCCCTGCTTGATATTCTTCGTATCTCAGAATGTCATCTTTTTTGATGATACCACCATCTACGTCAACAGGGGCAACGTATTCAAAACCAATGACGGTTACAAGCGTATCAGGGGAACATTTATTAAACTCACAGAAAAAAGTTATAAACTGTTCAGGTGTCCATTTAGGGAATCCTTCCGCAATTACGTCTTGTTGAGTAATTAAATTCAACGGCTCATACCGATGTTCAGTCACTCTTATTTGACATAAATAACGAACCTTTTCCCCTTTCTTAAGCCCCTTGTCAATGGCGTTTAATATCTGCCCCACTTTCACCTTATCCCACCCTAAACGGCGGGTTTTTGTTTTTGTACGGTATTCTATCTGAGGTGTAGTTTTGTGAAATGAAATGTTCATTATGGTAGTAACCTGTACAGTATGTGAGAGTGAGGGGAATCGAAACCCTTAAAGTTAGTTTTGAGTTAATTATTATGTCACTACGCTAACTGTGAGGAGTCCAATCCTCAACACTCTCAGAATAACACGATTGTTTGATTTTGTCAATTATACCCTATAACCCCCCATTGTAGGGTCTCGTCTTACCATAAAGGGTAGCTCAAAATTAGCTACCCTTTATTTCTAGTGGAGATGGCGGGTATCGAACCCGCGTACTACAGTCCTCACTAACTCATTCGCTGTAAACCATTAACCCTTCGCAAAACGGTTAATTTACCTTGAATAGTAGTCGCTATCGTGTTGCTGTGCGCCTTCGTGATAGCCTCTTAGACCGTAGGCGAAAACCATTTCATCCCCTAAATAATAAAACCATTATACTCTAATCATCATAGTTTGTCAAATAGGGTGAGTATATTTGAGCAATTCGAGTAAACGGGATTCAGGGTGTTTCCCTAACAGTTTCTTGAGTTTCTCATAAGTTTCGGTGGGGAAGGTTAAATTGAGTATCATTTCATCGGTAGGGACTTCGGGGGTGATGTTAGCGTCAGCTAACAATTCGTCAATCTCTTCGGGAAAATAATAATCTGAAACATCTAAACCTTGAGTGATGTCGGCGTAAAGATTGGGGACATTTAGGGCATAATCAACTTTGGCGGTTTGATTGTCTGCGATGGTCATTAAACGGCCTGTGGGGGTGTTAATGTCCACGTCAGTTCGTTCTATAATGACCATTTCATCGCCCTCTGTTTCAATGACCATTATCTCAGTAACGCCCATTTCTAAAGCGGCAGCGAAGGTTTTATTACCGCCCATAATGTTATCATTCATATCAAATAACAAAGGACGGGTAAATCCGTAATCGTTGATGGATTTTTTAATGAGGGTTTTGCCTCGTTCAGTGCCATCGTTGTAATTGTTTGTGTCGGGTGTAACTTGAGTGACGGGTATGATTAAGTGAGACATAATTTTATAATGGCCTCTTCGGGAGTTGCAGCAAGTTTCGCTAACTCTGTTGTTACGAAAAAATATTCTTGTGAAGTAAACTCCAAATGAAATGATTTGTCTTTACTTGTCGCCCCCCCACCTTTTTTGGGTTCATCGGTTTCAGGTTGAATTTCACCAATAATTGCCACCAATTCCTCTTCGGTGAAATAAGGGGTTAAATCTAACCCCTTTTCGATATGATATAACAATTCCTCATTGGAAACGGCGTAATTGATTTCGTGAGTACGATTATCGGCTAACTTGAGTAACTGCCCCATTTCCGATTTGATACTCACATCTTTACGGCGAACCGCTATTAACTGAGAACCATCACTTTTAACAAAAATAGCCTTCGTGAGATTAGAGGCAATCGCCGCACTGACCGTTTTATTACCCCCCATCATCACTCTGTTACCATCAGCAAAACCACCACGCCCTAACCCCAATGTCGTAATGGATTGCGTTAATAAATGTTCCCCACGCATTGTCCCCTCATTCAAATTGTGGTCATCTAAAATAACGGTACTTAAATCATCATAAACTATTTCGTCCATAATTGAGCATACCCCTCACTGAGTAACCACGCATTAATGTCAACTCCCTGTAACGTGGTTATATTTGCAATATAACGACCATAAACGTCTCGTTTATCCTTAACAGTGTCAATCATCACTGTCGTTCCCTCTATTTTCCCCTTCAATGCCTCATAACTCACTCTACCCGCCCCTGAACTCAACTCAGGGGCGTTAATCCGCCCTAACCGCAACCTCTGCTCTGTACTCACCCCAAACCCCAAATCTACCATCCCTATCACCGTATCACCATCTATCACCCGCTTTATTAACACCTTGTAATTATACATCAATACTCCGTTTAACTTTAATTTTATGGGGCGATTATGATACCGTACTCCACGCCGATTCCAAAATCGGAATGAAACATTTCATCAAAAACCACCCACCCAAACTATTCGATTTTTGGGAAATATAATCATCGTTATACCATAGTAATAACCTTAAAGTTTGATGAAAATAGGATTTACCCTATTGACAAATACCAATAACTATGGTATAATGGTATACATAAGAGAGTAAGTCAAACAGGAAGTGAGACGTATGAGCCACTACTGATTGAGGGTAGAGACCAAACTACCGTAAACAAAGAGCAAGTTGATAAACTACTCACTCATTGAATAAACAAGAATAGACCTGAGCAACGTCACGAAAAGGCTTACCGAATGAGAATAAACAAGAATAGACCTGAGCAACGTCACGAAAAGGCTCACTCAAGAACTAAGGGGCGGCACTCTTAGAAAGACCTTAAGGGCAGTTTAGACTTTAAGGCACAAGACCTCAGAGGCGGCACTTTGAGGCAGAACAATACCCTTAGCGGCATAAGGGTCAAAGACCAACGGGCGGCACTGTTGGCAATTAACAATAGCATATCGGTGCGATAGAGGGGATTAAGAGGTCGGTAACTCTCTCCCGCTAATGGAGCGATTTCATCAGGGCGCAGGATTTAATAGAGTTAGCGGGAGTAATAAAGTCCCGCTAACTCACTCAAGAATATGGTGGGTCATTTAATAAGCTGAGGTACGCTTCGGTGAGGCAAGATGATTGACGGTACTTAGTTTCGATTTGTTGATGACTAAGGCAGAATCAATAATGGTGGTTCGAATCCATTCCCCGCTTGACTAACATTTACACCTTAAACGGTTTACGATATAATTAACGACTTAACAATCTAGTAACAATTAGTGATAGGATAATTGTGAAGTTGTTGTTAAGTCAGCTAACATATTATTTTGATAACGGTTAAAAGAGAAATTATGTACGGGTGATGGGACTCTTCACAAACAGGGGGATATAGCGAACCCTTGAGATAACCGAAGGCAGAAACGGACTTCACTCATAGTATAAAAAGGCTAGAATAATTCTCCATTTGCTACGACCTCTATGTGCGAATAATGATGATTAGCATTTAATGACTTAATAATCTAGTAAACGTAACTGATAGATTACGGCGAAGTTGTTGTTAAGTCACTCACGAAACAACCTTTAACGAAAGTATAATTTTTCATCAGGTACATTACGGTAAGACCCATAACCGTACAGTTATAGTGGCGGGGGCATTAAGATGACATAATACCGTAATATAGTATACAAAGCTAGAATGATGAAAAATGGGCATCAATACCTCTTAAAATCAAAGGTCGTTAAGTGAAACAACACCCTACTCAACTGAGTAGGGTGTTTAGTGTTATATCAGGATATTTCTGTTGTAATTTAACGAATATATCCCCAAACGTCACACAGACAATGTTTACGTTATGATTGCTGTAACCTTTACTTAAAGGGAATATGTTACGACATTCATTAAATGACCACATTTTTACCGCCTCTTTTGTAGGCATTGTTACGATGTAGTTTTTAATCTCATTGTTATTTCCAATGACTGCCGTAATGGATACACTAAAAATGAGTTCGTGATATAACTTTGCAATATCACGCATTACAGCACTTTTGGTAAAGTAATACCCGTTTGTCCTTGATATTTCCCTTTACGGTCTAAGTAACTCACTTCACAGAGGGCATCAGCTTGCAAGAACAACACTTGTGCAACGCCTTCATTGGCATAAATACGGGCGGGTAGGGGCGTAGTGTTGGAGATTTCAATGGTGATATAACCCTCCCATTCAGGTTCTAAAACCGTCGGTGGTGAAACCAACCCACAACGGGCATACGTGGATTTGACGGTCATTAAGCCGATTAGATGACGAGGTATTTTAATGTATTCAATCGTTCTTGATAAAACAAATGAGTTAGGCGGGGCAATGATAAATGTTCCCTTGTCATCTTTATGTAACACCCCATCAACAAAAGATAATTCATCAAAAGCTTTGGGGTCAATGACGATACCGTTAACATTGGTGAATATCTTAAATTCGTCCGCCGCACTCACGTCATACCCGTAACTTGAAAGACCAAACGAAACTCTCCCTTTTCCCTGTTGCGTTTCAGTGAACGGAAATATCATCTCGTGTTCTAAAACTAATTGTTTAATTTGACTGTCAGCTAACATAAACACCCCCTTTCTCATTGGCCTCAATAATGGCTTTACTCAAGCCCGATAACTCACTCTTAGTGCCACGTTTCCCCATTTCCAATAACTCCGTTAATATCCACGCATCATTACGGTTTACCAAATCATACCCGTAAACTTTAGTGTGTGTCCTAATACTACGAACCATAATCTGTCGTTGTGATAATACTACCAAAAATAACATTATAGTCAACCCAATCACAAAACTAAAACAATTTGTTACAATTATAACTGTCATTTCAAGATACTCCTAAAAAGTCGTTTAATGAAATTATCAGGTTGATTATTCCATAAACGCTTTAACAATTTAACTATTTCTTGAGTTTTTGTCATTTAATGATACTCCCTTTAAGTTCGTTATAAAGTTCCTCACTCATAAAATCTTGTTTCAAAAAATCAGGTTTTGTAATATCTACGATAATCCACGTCATCACTAAATCACAAAAGGTTATCATATAATACAGTCCATCAAATGTTTTAACAACATAAATCATTAAGGTGGGAGAGATGTAATGACCGATAACGGCGATAATGAAGCTATCGGGTTTAAGTTCTCCGTTGTTGTGAAGTCGTTCAAACGGGAGTGTTGAGTTACTGAGTTCGAGCAGAGTGTAGATGTCGGCGATAATTCTTTGATAGGAGTGATAATAGGTGAGATACTGTTTACCGCCGATAAACAGACAGATAGCAGTAATGATTTTATCCTCAAACGAATTGCCGTTGAGGTCAGTTAGATGTTTTATGAGTTGTGGCGTTAAGGTCATTTGAGTAAATCCTTATAATAAAATAATCACCCCATAATTATAGGGTGATTATTTTATTTAGTCAATTACAGGGTTCGATAACTTTGCGTTATTTCGATAGGGATATGTCGCCATAGTTGTCCGAAAATCCTATCGGCTACTGCGCCCCCCTGGTCAGCGATAGCCCCGTAATCCTCTGAGGGGTCATTACCAAACGCTGCCCAATAATCTGCCAATTGGAAGGGATTACGATTTATCGTAATTATCATTGGTAATTTGCGACTATACCGATACTCAACTAAATCGTATAATTGTTCCATTACCCAACTTGAAGGTTTCCCTTTGTCGAGGTCGTCAATGAGTGAGATATGAGCGTGTTTTAGTTTATCCCACGAAGCATCGGCTAATACCCGTTTAGAGGCATTATTAAAGCCCTCTCGTGTCAACTTGAGTAACGCAGGCCAATTGGCGTATTTGGTTTTCCAAAAACGTTGTTCCATTAAATAAAAATTAGCCGCTACAGCCAAATGAGTTTTACCCGCCCCAAATTTCCCTGAGAGTACCAAAAAATTCTTTTGTTTTGATTTAACTTCGTGACAATATTCCTGAACTTGAAATTTAACAAACGCGCCATCAACTAAATGTGAACTGTTTTCGTTAAATGTGTCAAACGTACAATTTTTTAATTCGGTTGGAATTGAGGATTGTTTTATCAATTCCTCAACTTGACTTCGTTGTTCTCTTATCTTTTTTTGTTGCTTTTCTGTCTCACTCACTATGAGGGCGGCGGGACATTTACACTCAACTTTTCTGTAATATACTTTCGTTCCCATCTCTAAAATGCGAGCGTTTACAGTTTGATGACAAAGAGGACATTCCCACGTTGCGTCCTCTTTGCTCATCAAACCACCGATGATGTTATCGTATTTCATTGTCTTAAAAACGCAGAACGTCTTTGTTGAGCCTCCTGTTCCAATCTTTGGGCTAATGAACTTGTTTGGTTTGTTGTAACTTTCTTTTCTTGTTTTAATTCTAAAGTTAGATGTTTTTCGATAAGTTGTTTGGAATTTGGTAACTTGAATGATTTAGGATAGTGAGAGTAAAAAATAGCTCTAAACCCCCTAACCCACTCTAAAGGCTTTTTTGCCTCGATTAACTTCGAGGCAATATGAGTAATGTGTTTTTCGTACTCAGTAGTGATTTCTCCCCTGTACTCGTATAACTCAAGTAACGATTGACGATAAGCCATATTCGTATCATCAGCTAACTTTTGTTGATATTCTCGAAATATCAACAAATTACTCAAGTAATCCGATGGGCTTAAGGTACTTGTCCCATTATTTTTCCAATGCCCATTAAACCATTGTGTCATTTGATGTAATTCGTCAAGCGTTACATTTAACTTTCGCAACCCTTTCGCCGCCTTCACTATCTCCCCCGCCTTTGAGGTAAATGTGCCTTCTCGCACCGTCCCTAAATCATCATCTAAGACGTTGCTTTTAACGAACCATAATTTACAGCCGATAGCAATCAGACGACTTATCTCAAGATGTTCAGTACCCGCATCTGTAGTAACCTTACCTAATAATTTTTTATTGTAATAATAGTTTAACGCTACCCCAATGTTCTCTAAATGAAAGTCCCAATGATTAGTATTACCCTCAATTGTTACACTTATCAATTGTGCCTCCACCAACACCTCTCTCACTAACCTTATTCCCCGCGAACTTAATCCCGTATAACGCTCTATCTCTGTTAATGACGTTTTACCATTACCCCCATACGTGAGAAAAATAACTAAATTGAGTAATTTTTCTTCGGCAGGACTGAGATAGTACGATAACGGCTTGTGACTTTTCGGGTGTACTAAGGTGTATAGATGATTAGGGAACGGAGTGTAATCAAATAAACCCGCAGGCTCATTCATAAACCCCGCCCGTCCTAATGTTATTACCTGTAATTCAACTTCCATAAAAACCTCCTTGATTAAATTTATTATAGCTAATTATCTTAGTTTGTCAACTTGTTTAGGTATAGGTTTTGATTATAGCATCTCCCCCCGTTTTTTGAGAAAAACATAACCTTTTTGTTTTGTAACCTACTTAAAGTTATCTCTATTGACAGAATAAGATAATTATGTTATAATGGAGTTATGAGAATAATGATATTGGTAAAAAATGAATTGATATATGCTGATGGGTGGATGTTAGCGGGTGACACTTTAACAGTGGCTTTTGCTGAACATTGGGATAATGGGGGTTATAATCCTCATAAAGAGTATGAATTAAGGTTACAGGGGGTATCAAACGGTGACAAAATTTATGGGGACGGTAAGGGGATTGCAGCGAAGTTTGTGGCTGATGAACCTTACGTGTGGTCAGGGTATGAGCGTCCTCAATTCTTGAGTATTGGGAATCCGTATCTACCCGCTAAAGAGGTAGAGTTAGTTATTCCCCCTGATGACAGTGAGGGTAAACGGCCTTTAGGGTACGTTGATTTTTACGATATTCTTACAACGTACCTAACCTCTCAAAAACCATATAGTTTCATTTACGAGTTTCCTGAGAGTGAGCGAGAAAAAATATCAAATGTTATCTCGTGTTATAACCGATACACCCATTTAGCTTACCAACTGACTACAAACTTTCAATACTCCCCTAACTTCTCGTGGCCTGATGCGTATATCGCCCCACTATACGGAGTGTTACATCGTTGTCATAAAAATACCCTTTATAACACTATCAGTTCAATAAAAAACATTGTTAAATTTAATGATGTTGTCATTGGACGGGTAAAGGAAATACTCAAAGAAATTCACTTTGTTACAGGCGATTTAGATGTCGTTTGCATTGATAAAAAGCGAGTTTTAGAATTTGGCGGATTATTAGCTCTCAGTAATTTTCTAAAAGGTTATGACATAGACGCTGAATTTCTTAACTCATTCGTACTCAGTGTTGGGAGTGTTAAAATCTATAACATACCGATACAGGTTAGAAACAAAGAGAAAGAACTTGTTGAAAGTCGCTCAAAATTTGAGTACGTCATCAATTATAACACTCAAATTATTGTCTTAACTGATTTGAGCGATGTATTACAACAATTAAGACAGTGGGGGTATTGACAAACTGAGACTATAGGCTTATAATGTAATTATGGAAAAAATAATCAAATTATATCAGGCGGTCATTGACCATAGGGATTACATTGTCCTTATGAGAAGGGATGGGCATTATCCTGTGAGAGTGAATAGCCTCACAGTTGAGGATGACGGTGTTTGGGTCGGTTATGGGGATACTGTAATAAATTTAACAGACGCTAAAGACATTGAAAATATGTTAAAGTCACTATTCGTATTTGAGTTAGATATGGATTTAGATGTTAGATTTATTAAGATTAAAGAAAAAATATCCTTAACTGAGTATATGAACAATATGGCACATAATCAGGGTATTATCACAATGGAGCAATTTCTTAGTGAAACCTGATATAAACATTTATTTTATCCCTTTTCCCGAATGGATAGTTCAAAGAGAATTTGGTGAATTATGGCAATCAATTCCTAAATGTCCAACCTACCTTAATATCAGAGAATGGTTTAGAACTTCCGTTCTTTTTGCAGGACGTAGACTTTATTTAGAGTTAAATGGGGTGAAGCGAGTGGATTGGTCGCTGAGTGCCAATGACTTCGGGGCATCGTTAGGCTGTCCAATGAACCATTGGCTACTCTACTCCACAATACCACTACTCTCAACTGAAATTAACTTCACTCAAGGTCTATACGGACGTGTCTCAAATAATAACGCTCATAAAATAACTAAAGTCTTATACAATAAAAACGCAATGATTGGTTATGAAATCAATGCCGTTAAAATTAACTGTGTTTACATAGATTTCAAAGGGGAATATGAGTTATTAAAATGAGTGATATTAATATTTTGGTTAAGCAATTTAACGATTTCATTAAGAGTGAGAAACATATTGTATTATTTAGGGTATATGATACGTGGATTAAGGTGAGTAGTCCCATTCGTATTTTGAATAATTTGGATGGTTATTACTCACTCTTAATTCGTGAAGCCGATGAACGGGTCAGCATCGGGCAAAGCGGAGTCTTGCTACCGTCAGTCCTCATATCACATACCCGCATTATCCCCATCGCCGCCAAACCCCTAAAATGGTTAGGTCATAATCAATCTTACCCTAAAGATTACGACAATAAACAATCTTAAAGTTCTCAATTTAATAGTTGACAAATTGAGATTGTTGTGGTATAATGTAATGAGTAATCAATTAAACAAAGGATAATAAGGATGTTAAAGAAACAGGGTGTTATAATTATAAGTCCTGACGGACATAAATTTGAGATTGATGGGCAGAACGTGGTCGAACTTGAGAGTTCGTATAACGTTTACTCAGATGGTCGTAAGATTGGTTTTAGTAAGAAAAATTTGCGTGGGAAGGGGCAAAAGTGGGAAGGGTGGCGACTGTTATTAGGGGAGATTAAAGAACCACGCGTCTCAACTCAGTTAAACTTAGACCCTGTAATTAAAGTTGAACAAAGCCACTTATGGAATAATTACCGTGAATTAGCGGTAAAGTTTCAGCAAGTTTACAGAGATTACACTCGTTTAGAGAATGAGTATTTTTCATCTAAAGATGGTGTAGTGAGTAATGAATTTCGACAGGTGGTTACTGAGTTTAATGAGTTGTTTGATTTATATAAGGAGGCACACAATGCGTTTTACAGCCGCAGCTAATATCAGTCAAACCACAAACGGCCTCTTTGTCAGAACGACGCACGATGGGCGGTTACTCAGCGTTGCTACAGGGAAACCTGTCCCCCCTTGTGAAACAGAACCGTTATTAGCTCAATTGAGTGAGACTGAACGGGTAGCCTTCAATCAAGGGGCATCCATCATTGACGCTTATAAACGAGAGGGTTTTGTCCGCAAAATCGGGGCGTACATAATGCCCCACGCCATTACTGATGACGTTGCACGGTGTTGGCATTATGGGATGTACGGGAACGTAGTTCCTGTAAAACATATCGTCATCATCAATGGGAGTGAAGTGAAAGTCAATCGGCACGGACCAACTCCTAAAGTGACGAAATATCTACGTGACACTTATCGGGTTGGTTTATGAGTGAATTGTTAGCTGAATTAGAGTTAAGAGTAACGGAAATTCAGCGAGAAATTAGAGCTATACAGAAAGAATTAAATGTAATAAGTCTGTATAGCTCTAATAACTTTCACGAAACCACCGCTATCTCTATGTCTCGAAAAATGGGACGTATTGCCTTTCTCGAAGGGCAAATCGCAGGGTTAGGTTACGCTTGTAGTCATATTGTTAAAGGGGAATTATGGAATTAAAAAGATTTCAGACACCGACAATAATTTGTGGGGATTAGGTGTTTTTGGAGATATACCATCGGTAACATTCTCAATCAATGTTACGGGTGGTATATCTCGTTATTATCGGTACACTCCCCGTAGTTATCGGGCAATAGTGAAAGTTTTTGTTTATAAAGAGTTAGCGGTTAAAATTAAAATTCAAAGGACTGTACTTAGCGTTAATCGCTTAAAACCATTTAAGCGATTAGTAAGGGAGTTATACAATGATAATAAAGAACGGAAATATGTACGTAAAAGCCGTTTATTTTACTGAAATAAATGATAAACCCACTCATACAATTGTAATGACCCCTAACATCAATGAGGCGGTAGATTTTAGCAGAATACCCGCCCAATCAGTGATTATAGGGAATGACTTATCAAGTGAGGCGATACGACAATTACCCCGACCTAATACTCAGTACGTGGTATTAGAGCATAAATATTGTTTGAATATTTGGAATTGTCAGGCAGATTTATGTCGGATTATTGATGACCCATTTTCACTTGAGACAATAAATGTTTCTGACGAAATAATTGACCAATTGTTAATGGAAAATAATATCGCCATCAACATATCAGGAATATATCCGATACTTTATGATTCTAATAACGTTAGCTGATTTAGCAGAGTTGAGTAATGCCCCGTTATCACACGCGTTACTTGAAAAAATCAAAACACTTACTCAAGTAACGGACGCGATTCAATTCGAGGTCGTTTCCGTCATTCAAGTATTTTATGGTCTTAATTTTACCCATCGGGTAATCACCGTCAATGAGGAAAAAAGGGTTTATTGTTCCAATGACATCGTTCATACGGTGGACAACATATTACTAGAAATGGTAGGTGTGCAAGATGAACCTTGTCCCGATTGTTTCCCCCAATAATCCGTTTTTAATTTCCATCAAAATGAGTAGTCAATTATGGTCTGCTCATAATATGACTACTCTTAAAAATTGGCTCACTCAACTTAAAGGCAATGATTGTTTTGAGTTCGTCATTGACGATAC